CAAGAATGAGGTTATGGGAGTAACCCTCAAGAATGATCCTCAGAAGGCAAGGGGGAAAAGGGGAGCTTATCTTATTTGGGAAGAGATGGGTAAGTTCCCCAACATCCTTACAGCTTGGCAAATTGCTAGACCATCAGTGGAAGATGGTAACTTTGCGTTTGGTACTATGGTTGCTTATGGTACTGGAGGTACAGACGGGGCAGACTTTAGAGGAGCAGAAGAAATGTTCTATTCTCCTAATGGGTATAACATTAAACACCTTATTAACGTATTTGATAAAAACACTAATGGAAAATCAATTTGCGCATTCTTCTTCCCAGAGTACCTCAACAGAACAGGATGCTATGACAGTGACGGAAACTCTGATATTATTAAAGCACTGGCAGAAATCCTCATCAATAGAGATAAGATTAAGAAGGGAGCTTCAGACCCAAATGCCATTGTACAAGAAAAAGCAGAAAGACCAATTACCCCCCAAGAAGCTATCATGCGGAAAGAGGGTTCTATCTTTCCTGTTGGAGATCTCAAAGATTACTTGGCAGAAATTATGCCGCATAAAGAAAAGTTTGTGAGTGGGCATTGGATAGGAAGATTAGGTCTCACTGGAGATGGAGGAGTTAGTTGGAAAATTGAGAGTGGGTTATTTCCACAAAGAGATTATCCATTAAAAGATAATAAGAATAAAGAGGGAGCACTTGAGATATTTGAAATGCCGTATAAAGATAGCTCAGGGAAAGTACCCCATGGATTATATATTGCAGGTATTGACCCTATAGACGATGATGAAAGTTCTACTAATTCTCTATACTCAATCTTTGTAATGAATTTACTTACTGATAGAATAGTAGCTGAATATACTGGAAGAACTTTTGATGCTACTGATTGTTATGAACTCACACGCAGAGTATTGTTATTTTATAATGCTCAAGCATTATATGAGAATGATAAGAAAGGATTATATGCTTATTTTAAAAACAAGAATTGTCTACATCTCTTAGCGGATACCCCTGAAATTCTCAGAGACATGGACATTGGAACTATAAGTAAAATAGGTAATAAAAGTAAGGGAGTTAACTCTAGTACCAAAGTAAATGCTTGGGGAAGAAGACTACAAGCACAATGGATGCTTAAAGAAGCTTATGCACAGACAGAAGAGGAGGAAGAAAATCCTGTTCTTAATATGCATAAGATAAGGAGCATAGGATATATTAAAGAGGCAATAGCCTGGAATCCAGATATAAATGCTGATAGGGTATCTGCAATGGGAGTGTTAATGATACTTCACGCAGACCGTGAAAAGCAGGACTTTGATATGATAGATGTTGAAGAAAAAAGTTTGGCTACTGATCCTTTTTGGGACAGAGCCTTTAATAAAAATAGCTATACAATAGAAAAAAATGGGCAGATCTTTGGAGCAAAACAGTTGCCAAAATGGTGATGGAATGCTATAATTGTAATTGCCGCTAAAAGAATTAATACATGTCATCAAACACTAACACGTTACATTTTCCATCTCAGAAAGTATCAAGAGCTAAGAAAACTGAGAAGTGGGCCATAGAATGTATAGAAGCTGGCGAAGATCTAGCTATCTTTCGTAATACAGGAATTAGAGAAAGCTACCGCAATAAACTTATTAATTATAATCTTGCTAATGATATCTTAGACACTACAGATATTGAGCAAATATGTAATCCATTAGGACTTAAGGATGCAAACTTTCCTGCAACAATGCAGAACTATCCTATTGCTAATCCTAAGATTGATCTATTAATTGGGGAAGAACGTAAGAGAAAATTTGATTGGCATGTAAGAGTAGTAAACGATGATGCCATCAGTGATAAAGAAAATGAAAAGAAGTCTCAGATTTTTCAATTTATCCAACAAAAAGTAGCTGCAAAGGAATTAGACGAGGAGCAGACTAAACAAGAATTAGGTAAACTAAATAAGTATCTTAATTACGAGTGGCAGGACATGCATGAGAGAACTGCGTCCATGATACTTACTTATATGTATAAAACACTTGACCTTAAAGATGCTTTTTCTAGAGGGTTTGAAGATGCACTTATATCAGGAGAAGAAATATATTGTTCAGAAATAATAGGAGGAGAGCCTATTTTACGAAAAGTTAATCCATTAAATTTACATACAATAAGAAGTGGGGAAAGTCCGTGGGTACAAGACTCAGATATAATTGTAGAAGATGGGTATTATGCTCCTGGGCAGATAAAAGATATGTTCTATGATTGGTTAACTGATCGTCAAATGAAATTAATAGATGAAGGAGTAGCTTCTAATGATAGCGATGACTTTATTACTATTGGAGAAAGAGAACAATCTATTCTTATAGATGGTATAGTAGATGGTGTAGATAGTACTACTAAACCATATGGAGAATATTATGATATTGAAGGAAACATTAGAGTAACAAGAGTACTTTGGAGATCAATGAAAAAAGTGGGAAAATTAACCTACTATGATGAACAAGGCCAAGAACAAGAAGTTATAGTTAGTGAAGAATATAAAATTAATAAAGACTTAGGAGAAAGTATTAAATGGCTATGGGTTGGAGAATGGTGGGAAGGCACTAGACTAGGTAAAGATATTTATACTAAAATTCAAGCAAGGCCAGTACAGTTTAGGTCTATGACTAATCTATCCAAATGTGGTAGTGGTTATGTAGGACTAGCGTACAATATTAATTCATCTAAGGCAAAATCGTTGATGGATAGAATGAAACCCTATCAATATCTATACAACATATTTATGTACAGAACTGAGCTGGCCTTTGCTAAAGCTAAAGGTAGAATAGCCACTCTTGATTTAGCACAAGTACCTGATGGTTGGGAACTTGATAAATGGATGTACTATGCTGAGGTTAATGGCTGGGCAGTAAAAGATTCTTTTAAAGAAGTACGTAAAGGTGCTGCACAAGGAAAACTAGCTGGACAGATGGCTACTTCTGCAGATACTATTAATCTTGAACTAGGTAACTATATACAGCAACATATTATGATGCTACAGTTTATAGAAGCTCAGTTAGGAAAAATATCTGGAGTATCTGATCAACGTCAAGGACAAATAGAAAATAGAGAACTAGTAGGTAATGTAGAAAGGTCAGTTACACAAAGTTCACATATTACAGAGAAATGGTTTAGCTTACATTCTAATGTAAAAGTCAAAGCTCTTGAAGTATTATTAGAAACTGCTAAGCATGCATGGAAAGGTGAGAAGGATAAGAGAGTACAATATGTACTTGATGATATGTCTACTTCTATGCTTAAACTTCAGGGAGAAGAATTTAATAGTTGTGATTATGGTATAGTTGTTACTGATGGTAGTGCTGATGCTGAGTTACTTAATTCTATGAAACAACTTGCACACGCAGGTATACAGAATGATAAACTTAATTTCTCTCAACTAATGGATATATATCTTACTCCATCTATGTCTAGTATGCGTAGAAAACTTGAGAATGCAGAACAAGAGAAAGAAAAGCAAATGCAAGAGCAACAAGCTCAGCAACAGAAAATGCAACAAGAGCAACTACAGGCTCAGTCACAAGAAAACCAAGCTGCAAGAGAATTTGAGATAAATAAAATTAATCTTGAGTATGAGCATAAGAAAGAAATAGAGTTACTTAAGATACAAGGTAAACAAGGAGAGAAATCTATAGATATGGATAGAGACGGAATTCCTGACCAAATAGAAGTAGCTAGATTACAAGCAGAAGACGCTATTAAAAAAGAAGAGATAGCATCTAGAGAAAAACTAGAGCAAGAGAAATTAGCTCATGATGCTCGTGAAGGAGATAAGGATAGAAATAATAAATTAGAAGTAGAAAGATTAAAGGCTAAGAACAAGCCAAAAACTATGGCAAAATAAAAAAAGCTATAAGAATCTAATATTTTTTGTTAGATTTAAAAACAAAGTTTTGGGAATATAAGTATAAATTAAGATAATTGTAAATTAAATAATAAATATAAAATGGGAGAAGAATTATTTGACGTAAACCTAAATTCACTTGATATGCAGGAAGAGGCTATTGATGTGGCAGAGTTTACACAACCCACTGTGGAGGATACTCCTGCAGAGGATAAAGTAGAACTGGAAGATTCTACTGAAGAAACAGCAACTGAAGAAGTTGTTAATAAAGAAACTAAAGAAACTAAAGAGACTAAAGAAGAGAAGAAGGAAGATCTTATAGATGTTCCCGAAGGAGAAATTAACGATACTACAGATTCAGAGGATAAAATAGAAACCCCGAATAATGAAGCAGACTCTTCTCCTATTCTTCCATTTGCCTCTCTTCTTCAAGAAAAGGGGTTTCTACCTCATCTGGATATGGATGAGTTTTCTAATGAAGAAGATCCAGTTGATGCATTAACTAGTGCTATAAGAAATGAAATTTCTATTGCAAATGAAGGCTTTATTAATTCTTTTCCTAAAGAATTACTTGATATGGCTAGAGCAGTAGCTAATGGAGTTCCTCTTTCTCAACTAAAAGATAACAAACTTCAAGAACTTGAGTATACTACTATTTCTGAAGATAAATTAACTGAAGATACTAATCTTCAGAAAAAACTTGTTAGAAATTATTTAAAAGAAAAAGGATTTAAAGATGCTAAAATTGAAAGAGAAGTTACTAGATATGAAGATTTGGGAGACCTTGAAACTGAAGCTAAAGATGCTTTGGAAGAACTTAAAAGTATTTCTAAACAAAAGCAAGAGTATGCTAAGCAAGAGTATGCAGAACGTCAAAAACAACTGGAAGCTCAGAATAAACAACTTCTTGGGAACATACATCTTATCTTATAAATATCACAAGCAAAAATGGTAAGCCATTTACTGATTGGGGTAAGTTAGGAAAAGTAGCAAAAACTAACGCAGCTAAAGACTTAGAGAGGGCCCTTCAAAAAGGAACTCCTATTATAGGGAAACCTAAAACCGTACACAAGGATTCTGACGGAGTAGATCCATTAGAGGGCCTTAAATATATTTAAACTTATTAAAAATAAATCTTATAAATTAAATTAAAATGCCAAAAATTTCACCATTTCAAATGACAGAAGCCCAAGCGTGGACTGGTCTTACGACTAAAAACCACTTAGGCGCTATCTATCAAGCAAAACCACAAATGGCATCTAAGTTAATGACAAGAATTCACCAGACTAATTTTGGTTTAGATTTGGACACATATCTAGAGCAATTTAGCCCAGTATATCTTGAAACTGACGATGACTTTGAGTGGGACTTAATAGGAACAGCTAAAAAGAATGTTCCTTTAGTAGAAGCTCGTATTTCGGGAACAGCAATTACTGCTGCTGACGAATGCGGTAAAAACTTTACAGAGTTTGAACTAGTATTTCCAGAACAATGGTTCTCAGATGAGAATGTAATTGTTGGGGAAAAGAACGAAGTTTATCCTATGCAAATTATTGCTGATCCTACACCAGAAGGAACTAACTGGGTATATAGAGTAAACCTTATTACAGGAGACTCTGACTTATTTGTACCTTTTGAAGAATTAGCAGCAGGAAAACGATTCTCTAAAGATTGGTCTTTAGTAGAGCAAACACTATCTAAAAAAGGTGGTCTTGTTAACTTTACTTCTCCATTCAAAATGAGAAATGCTTTCTCAATGATCAGAATGCAACATACAGTACCAGGTAACATGATTGACAGACCAATGGCTACTGCTTGGAAAGGAGAAGACGGTAAAACGTATTCTACTTGGACTCAGTATGAGGATTACCAATTTGACATGCAATTCCGTTATGAGAAAAACAGAATGTTAATGTATGCTAGAGCTAATAAAGATGCTAGCGGTAATTATCATAACTTTGGAAAATCAGGTTTCATTAAGAAACAAGGTGCTGGTATCCGTCAACAAATGGAAGCTAGTAACACATCTTTCTATTCTGATTTCTCTATTGAGTATCTTTTAGATATTCTTTTAGATCTTTCTGAAGGTAAACTTCCAGGAGATAAGCGTGAGTTTGTTCTTAGAACAGGTGAACGTGGTGCTGTACAGTTCCACAAAGCTTTAGAAAATCATGCTCAATTATTTACACCACTACGAAATGAAGACCGAATGTATTCAGCAGGAAGTATTCCTTCAGCACATGGTGGTTCTACTAAAAAGCCTTATGGTTATGGTGGACAATTTGTTGAGTACATGGGACCTCAAGGTATCAAAGTAAACTTGTCTATTGATAGTTTATATGATGATAGAGAACGTAACAAAGTATATCACCCAGATGGTGGTGTTGCGGAATCTTACCGTTATGATATCTTAGACATCGGTACTTCTGATGGAGAACCTAACATCCGTAAGGTATATGTTAAGGGATCTGAAGAT